ATGGCTTCATTTAGACAACGCAACGATACATGGCGAGCCGAGATAAGTGTAAACGGAATTCGCGAAAGTGCAACCTTTGATACAAAAGCACAAGCAAGAGCTTGGGCCTCAAAACGTGAGACTCAATTACGCGAACAATCGCATGGTAAACTTCCTGACCATTCATTTTTAGAAGCTATAGAACGCTATTTAAATGAAGTAAGCATAAAAAAGAAAACTCATGAAAATGAAGTCAAACGAATGGCTTTCTTTAAACGTGAGTATAAAAAGTTATGTCAAAAACAATTAGCCAAAGTCACTACAGATGATTTAGTTCAATGGCGCGACTCCCGGTTAAAAGAAGTGCAGGGCGCTACAGTTCGTCGTGAAGCTAATATCTTGGCTTCTTTATTTACTGTTGCTCGAAAAGAATGGAAGTGGATAAAAGAGTCTCCAATGGCTGACTTAACTTTGCCGCCACCATCAAAGCACCGGGATAGACGAATAGCTCAGGATGAAATTGATAGATTATGTCTTGCTGCAAATTGGGATAATAATGTCCCTGTCAATTCAACTCAGCAAATAATTATTGCTTTCCTGTTTGCAATTGAAACTGCAATGCGTGCTGGTGAGATTGTTGGCTTAACTTGGGATCGCGTTTATTTAAAAGATAGATATCTTGTTTTGACTGAAACAAAGAACGGTACTAAACGAAATGTACCTTTATCTAAACGAGCAGTTGAATTGCTGACATTATTAAAAGGCTTAGATAGAAAACAGGTGTTTACTTGTAATTCTCAAAGCTTTGATACGCTATGGCGTAAATTACGAGATAGATGTCAAATTACTGACTTGCACTTTCATGATACCCGGCATGAAGCATGTACACGACTTGCAAGGAAATTAGAAGTTTTAGACTTAGCTAGAATGATTGGGCATAAAGATTTAAGAAGCTTAATGATTTACTACAATGCTACTGCAAGCGAAATTGCAACGAGGCTAGATTAGCCCCGTTTGCGTGGTCGTCCTCTTTTAGGCTCATCATCAGACTGTTCATTCAACCAGTTTGATAATTCTGCCAAGTTCCAACGTCTCCCTTGACCGCACTTGATAACGTAGCGAGGTTTAGGGAAGGTTGGCAGGCAGCAAACTGCCGCCTTAAAGTGAACATCTTTATAGCCTAAATATTCTGCTGCTTGTAAATCATTAAGCCAAATTTCTGATGGCGGTAACGCAACAACAAAGTTGCTACCAATATTCGCAATTGCAGTCATTTCACCCCTCCTTACTTTCCGCTTTGGGATTTGCCCACCAAAGTACAGGGCCATCTTCTGAATCAAATGCTGCAATTAAAAAGAGTCCTTGTTCGGGTGGCTGCGGTTTCCACTTAGACCAATCTGCACAATCATCTTCAGGGATTTCTGGAATATCCCAATATTCCAAACGCTCAACAAGTATTTCCACACCTAGGTTTTTTTGAAGTTGTGCCCATTGTTCCTTCGTATAAAATTCAGCATTTTCACCAATAGTGTCGTGCTTCTCTATATCCGGATGGAACCAACAGCTATCTAAATCTTCTGGCACATTAGTTGGTTGTATTTGATATTTCATCCCTCAGCTCCCGATTCGCTTGCTTCATTTAATTCACATGCCAAATTATGTGCATAACCTCTAGCTTCATAACATTCAGGACAACCTAGTTCTTCTGATCGATTTGCCATACATTGCCATTCATATAGCTTTTCTTTTGAAACTATTGCGTGCGTATCTGGCACCGCCTGAGCTTTGGCTTTTTCTAGCTCTGCATCACGATGCTTTGCACATCTAAGCCAAGCATCCCAACGGCTATTCATGTTGCTTATTTCTTTCTGAGCAATTTCAGAAGGATTGTTTGATCTAGTCATAAACAGTTCATGCTCATGACTAAAAATAATGTCTCTTCTTCCTTTGTAATATTGGAAGGTATCCAGAAAAGCCTCTCTTTCCTTATTCAAATCAATCATTCACGCCACCATTCTATAAATACGTTTAACTTCATGATCCAGCTCATCCATTGCAGAGCGACCTTCTTTGAAATATTTCAAAAGCATTAGCTTGTATCGCTCTTGAGCTGCTTTGTTCATCACACCTTCGTTGCTTACTGAAAGGGTGGCTTTATTACCTTTAATCAAGTTCACGCCGAGCGGTGTACCTTTCCCGCGATACCCAGCATTTACGTTGAACACAATGAACTTTTCGAAAAGCTGCATTGGTAGCAGCTTTGGCTCGAAAAGAAACTCTGGAGTAATTTGTTTCGACATTAGAAAGGTTCCTCCAGTAAATAATCTGGTTCGTTTGATGCCGCATTTTCTAATTCAAAGCGGCGTTTCTTAGCAAAATCCATGAGTCGTGATTGAATCTGTGGATCTCGTGCAGCCACATCTATTTCCAAAGCATCTAACGTTGTAAGGTCCGGTGCAGTTTGGATCTGAACCATTAGTGAAGGTGGTTCATTTGCAGGTGCCTTAGATTTTTCTAGCTCTTCAAGTCGTTTGTGAGTGGCAAGGAGGAGAGGTTCCATTTGTTTGTCATTCCACGTACGGGTATATCGATAAACAGCATTTACCTCTTCAGGTGTTTTTGATTCTTTTACACGCTGAAGAAGAGCATCTAATGCCTTCTGATATTCAGGATCTACTTTAGGCTCGTTAGTTTCTGGAACTAACAGATCCTCAGATGTGGTGACATTTGTTTGTTCGGTAATAACAATTGTTGGTTGAGTTTCTGCAGAAATAACTTCACTAGGCTTTTCTGCTTTTGATTTTTTGCCTCTCTGTTTTTTGGGTTCCTCACCAAGACGAATAACACTTAATTCATTGTTGATTTCAAAACCGAGTGCTTTTGAAAAAGCTTTTAATTGAAGCTTGGCGTTTTCGGCATCACGCTGAACAAAGCCACTATTAATAGATTCAATTAATGCAGGGGTTTTAAAATTAACTACATAAATCGCAGGTGAATATGTAGTGAGTACAAATACATCCTGACCTTCCTCATACTCATCAATAGTTAATGGCTTTGTGAATGTAATGCCAGCCAGCTCAATAGTTTCGATTTTGATGCAGAATTCAAAACCAGGTTTACCAAAAACAGAAGCGGGGAATTGATCTAAATCGGCAAAGTCCAACATGTCTCCAGCTGGACGACAGAGAACAGTTTTACCTTTTTGAAGAGCTGTAAATGCTTCAGATGCTGTTAATAGATTATTCATGCTGTCATCCCAGTTTTAGCCAAAGTTTCAATGTCTTGTTTAACTGCTGTTAGCTTTGCCGCTTCAATTTGAATAAGGGCATCTATGCCGAAGTGCTCACAAACTGTTTTTACATCGAGGCCCCGTTCAGCAATAAAGTTTTGAAGTTCATCTCTTTGTTGATCTGAGATACCGTTAAATTCAGGTGGACTAATCCAAGTGCCACGTTGCTTATCAAACGTGCAATTCAATGCTTTAGCCCTCATTAACATTGCTTGGCGCATGTTCTGGTAATACATGTGTTCTTTATCAAGCGACTCAGTTAATTGATTAAGGTCACCTGCATGCTCTGCTTCCTCACAGCTTTGTTTCCAGTTTTCTAGCTCTTCTTGGGCTTTAGCTGCTGCAAGTTGTGCAGGCGTTAAGGTGTTAATGTGATCTTTAGCTTGAGTAATCAGGTCAGCCAAGAAAGTAGGGTGTGCTTTAAGATCAGGTACCCATACTTCACCGGTTTCACCGCCTAAAGCACCTGAGTTTTTCGCATGATGTGTAGGCGAGGGTTTAAAATTAATAACGCGGGCATTTTTACCTTCACCTGTAGTAACAGTTGTTAGATAACCCATGACATCTGCGATACGGTAAAGCTCGTTACGGTTTTTACCACCTAAATCTGGTCGGTAAATAATTTGATCACCATTTTGATCTTCTGATGCGTGTGCAATGAAAACAACATCTTTACCTAAACTGATCAAAGTATTGATGTATTGCTTGAATGTTTGGTTCGCTAAACCTTGAGCCTTTAACTTTAAAGAGCCATCTTTTTGACGGTTATTAGCAGTTAGCAATAGATGGGTTTTAATGCATTCAAGCATTGCACCCACGGTATCAATGACAACGGTTTTATATGGTGCTAAGTCCTGCGGAGTAAGGTTAGCTACATCACTCCATTGTTGTACCTGTACGACTGCACCACGACGTAATTCACCAGTACGGTGAGCACCACGGTCAAAGTCAAAAGAAATTGCTTTTTCCGCAGTAAAGCCCATTGATGATTTACCTAAACCCGGATCAGCGTATAGGTACACAATAATTGCTTGAACCAATAAAGTTTGGTCAGCAGTAATAATCGGTAGAGCCATTTTTATTATCCTTATCTTGAGCCAGTGAAGCCGCGCTTAGATTTATAAGCTTTGCGGTCATAAGTAGGAATGTTTGTTTCACGCAGTTTTATAGCGAGCTGCTTTCTGCGTTGGAAATCGATTTCTCGCATAAGAGAAGCGAAAACCTTTGGTTCCTTAGCTTTAAATTGCTCAACATTAAGTGGCTTTTTAACGCCATCTTTAATTTCGTAAAGTACTGAGCCGTTAGCATTTGCAGCATAGATAGCCCACTTAATACGTACGGAATAAAGGCCTTGGTCGTCACGGCCCAAATAAGACTTATAGCCGTCAGGGTGCTTTTTGAAATGAGTCATCTTTAAGCCTCCACCAACTTGTTACGTTCGATGAAACCTTTTAGAAGACCATTGATGTTTCGGATGTCTTCAAATTCGGTGAAATCGTTATATGACTTACCATTAACATCAGTAATTTCATTTACTGTGAGTTGGGTAATATCAACAGCGGTGTATTCAGAACCCGGAACGCCGTAGCTGTCTGGATGAGCTTCAAAATCAAAGCTAACGTTTAAACGGAAGCTATCTAATTTGATGACAGCAACGCCAGAATGTTTACCTGTGATTTTTGCAGTTAAGACACTGTAAGTACTTGGTTGAGTTTTTGGAGTAAAAAGAGTAGGTGCTTCTTTTGTTTGGAAAGCTGGCTGCAATTGGCAAGCAACTAAAGAACCACCAGAGATTGCAAGTGCAGCCATGCTGACAAATGCAAATGAGTTGAAAGGAGAAGCTTTTACGTTCATAATTGATCTCGCAGTTTGCAAAAGCACATCAGATTTAGCGGTCGGTGTGCTTTTTTGTTGTCTGTGAGATAAATATTAGGTAAACCTAATTATTAAGTCAATAGGTATTCCTAATAAAATTAGAAATACCTAATTTTTGTGTTTTAATAGACAAAAGAAAACCCACACGGGGTGGGTTATTTGGAGGGTGATAACGCTATGAAGAGAGAATGCTACTTGCAGGCATGATGCTTGCTATATTTCCCAAAATTTCAGCCTCGCGCTTAAAATGATCTTTGTTGACTCTATCCTCAAGAATAATCTGAAACTCAGCATCATTTTGAAGATTCTGCACATCAAACATTTTTCTGAGTAACTTTCCTGTTTTTTCTGCCTCAGGTTTTGCATAATCAATAAACTTAGAGCCACATTGGTAGTTAAAATCATAAGATGTGCCCGTATGGCCAATTACTTTTGGTTTTAAGATTAAGTTATCTTTTCCAAATTTATAGAGCAAAAAGGTTTCAATTTCAGAAAGGATTTCTTCCAGTTCTTGGTCAGTAGATGGTTTGGCTTCATAGGAAGTTAGTCTTCCAAGCACATTTAAATAATGACCTATAGCAAACTCCAAATCCTGAACACCAGCTTTACACCAGATGCGATGTTTTTCAAATCTAATTAAGCCATTTGTATGGGTGTTTCTCACCAATCGAGAAATAATATTTTCAGTTTTTTCAGGCTGAGGTAGGCAATCACTCATAGCATGAAAATTTAAGCTAAAGTCATTTAAAATAATTTTATTATTATTTTGCGAAATAAAATAACATGCCGGCTTTCCGGACGAAAAGGTCTGGGGCGTGGTTACACATAGATGCTCATCATCAGCATGATAGACATGAAAACCAAGCTTCTCGATTGAATCTTTTATACTTGAATTCATTAGAATAGCTCTCCTATAAAAGGTTCATATTTATTACCAAAACACTGCAAATTGGTCTGTCTTTCAAATTCTGAAAGCCACTGAAACCATGTCCAATTATCAGTATCTCTATCATAGCCTATCGTTTGTGTGGCCTTCAATAAATGAGATCCGTGTAAAGTTAAGCCTGGCTCCCTGTGGGTTGGGTGCTGAAGGTCAAATGGAAGCACTTCAATTTGAAGCACTATGTTTTCTACATTTAGATGACGTACTCGAAGGTCTAGGGAGTGTCGCATGAACCCCGGTGTCTTAATACTCCTAAAAACAACAGAGGCGCCAGGTATTGTCGCTCCCGTATCTAGCCTAAAGACTTGGTTTGCACGAAAATGGATGTAATCAGAGCCCGGCTCATGTGAAAAATCAATATCATCATAAACACATTTTGTTTCTTGAAGAATTTCAAGCATACGCTCTTTAGATATTGAATATTCTCTTCCCATTACCCCCCCTTAATGCTCTCAATTAAAATATTTGGATAACTATCAATCCCATGTTAATTAAATCTTTTACTGTAATACAGGGTGTTGCTGGAGATGTCTAAATTCACCTCTTCAAGCATTGCATTCCGTACATTGTCATTTAAATCTAAAAAATTAAAACCCATGTTCTTCTCCACCCGATCTGTTGTTAAGACTGTGTCGGGTTCACAGTTTATTAATCTTTGGTGTTATTAATTTTCTGACCTAGCTTTCCTTCTTTTACCAACTGCACGACCTGCTCATTAGTAAGCACAGGAATAAAGACTTTGTCGCCAATATCTTTAGAAAGAATCTTTACTTCTTCAGCGGTTAGCACCAAAGCTTCACCATGTTTAGCAGCATCATTGATGCGAGCAATAATCTGATTGATTGGTAGTTTAGAGTTGTCCATAAGTCTTCCTGTGATTAATGCGAATAAGGATGTTCTTGTCTGTGCTGACTTGGCGGCACGATATCTGTAATAGCGGTAATACTTTCAACCTCGTCCATTTCAAAGAAAAATCGCTCACCACCATTCACAGAAAGCAAACTTAAAACCCCACCATTGATGCCGACAAATTCTTTAATTGTGCATCTTCCATCCTTCAAGCACACCTGAACAAACTCATTCGGCACAAGATCTGCATCAGGGTCGCATACAACATACCAGCCATTACGAATTGCTGGAAACATGGAGTCGCCAGTGCCTTTAATGCCATAAGCTCTTGGACCCGCTGTATGAGTTGGAACATAGCCATCACCCGCATTTCCGTCATACCCCATATCTGTGAAGTACCCATCCATTCCCATCTTTGAATAAGCTTTGACGGGAACGTATCTTTTTTGAATAGGGAATGGTTTATCTGATGTTTGAACAAACTTAACAGCTTCTTCACTATCTGGAATATTGTACTTCTGCTTAAAGGCTTCAATATCAAGAACATTTAATTGAACAGCATTGTTGTCCAATTGGGGGCCGCTTTCATCACCATTTGTTATATACGAAGTGGACACACCAAAATAAGCGGCCATTTTACTTAAAGGATCAGCTTTAGGTGCATATGCATCTTTCTCCCAACCAGTGACATTAGGCGCACTAACCCCGACGATTTTTGCCAAATCGCCTTGAGTTAATTTCTTTTCTCTTCGTAAGGCGCGAATACGCTGGCCCATAGTTTCTAGTTTCTTCATATAAGTTATCTTACATCTTGCAAAAATAAGTTATCTTTGTTTTAATACTAAGAAATCTTATTTTTGAGGTTGAGCAAATGACCAAACAGGAAGCTTACAAGTTGCTTGGTGTGAATGGTGTTGGCTTAGCAAAGTTATTAGGGATAGAGCCTCCTGCTGTATACCAGTGGCCAAATGAAAAAATCCCTTTAGCTCGCGAATACCAAATCAGAGACTTAGCAAGTGGCAAAGAGCCAATTAAACGAACTAATGCAACCGCTTAGGAACTAAACCATGAGCAAAGTATCAACCGAATTGAGTGCAAGGGCTAGAAATGAAGTTTCTAGAGTTTTGCAAGCCCTTGCATCAAGCAATCAAAGTCAGGTTGCTGAACAGTTGGGGATTGATCCAAGCACATTATCACGAATGAAAAATGATAGAAAATCCAATGGCTTGACTGAGCTTGAGAACTGTTTAGTGCTGTTGGACATTCTTGGATTTAAAACTGTACTCAAGAAATATCGAATGATTAGCGAGGAAAAGCTGAATGCGCTTTTTGTGATGTCAAAAGCGTGGATGGAAAGCAAGCAAACCATTGACGATCTTTTCCAAGATGACATTGAAGATTTCGGAATGTGTTTTGAGCTTGGTTACAAAGAAAAAGCCTGATGTACAAGATCAGGCTCAATGTTCAATCGGAGCAAACCATATGAACTATTCAATATTAGCAGACATTGAACTAAATCGGAAGATTAGTTTGTTTCAAAAAGCGGTTGAGGCTTATGTGCTTAATCGAACTCTCGAAAACTCTATGGCATTGGCTAAAGCGAAAGCTGAATTAGCTGCATTTGTATTGAGAGGTGTTTGATGGGTGCATTGAAGCAGGCTGAAATTATTCCAATTTCAAAAGGTAGGGACAAGATGACAGACAAGTTCGAAAAGGGCTATGTGATGTCTAGTCGTCTTTATCGTAGTGATGTGCGTCCATTTCTTAGTGATGCAGCACGTAATGTGTATGCTGAACTGGAAGACCGCATCAATGGTTTTAAAGACAAAACTACTGATTTTGTAAGTTACTCTCAATTGCAGGGCGGCAAGCTTGAAGGTTCTAAAAAACTAAGCACCACTACAGTTCGTAAAGGCCTAAAAGAATTAACCGATTTAGGCGTTGTAACTGTTGTTAGTTCTGATTCAAGAAAGGGTAATGAATACAGAATTAATGAGGTGTCATTAGTCGAGCACTTTAAAAACTGCAATACCACTTTAGAAAGTAAAGCACTACAGAAAGTAAAGCGCGAGCACTTTACTAACGAAAGCGCCAGCACTTTAGAAACTAAAGACACAATAGAATTATATAACAATATTTATAGAGAGGAGAGCACACAAGAAAATCCAGTTGATGAAGTTCTGAATATCTGGAAACCAGATTTACAACAATTGAATTCTTGGATGCAAAGATCAGGTTTACCAAAAATCAATCAAGCTCAAGTTGAAGAATTACTTCTTGAAATCAATCCTCACTACGAAAGCAAAATCCATACTGGTGCAGTTACAAGCAACCAGATGTATTCAAACTTTGTGAAGTGGGTTAAGCGTGACTACAAGCTTGTAGAGCGTTTATTCCAACAAGCTAGTGGTGTTGTACAAAACATCAATCCTTCTGAACTCAAAGCAGATATGGGGGATTGGTAATGTCGAATATTCATAACATCCCTATGGAACAAGCAGTTCTTACAGCATTGATGACAGTAGACAAATCATTTGACGTTGTAAGTAACGATCTTGATGTTGAGTGTTTCTTTCCGGAGCGCCACAAGCAAATCTTCCAGGCAATTGCCGACCTTGCGAATGAAAACAAGCCATATGATTTCGTTATGGTTGAGCAGCAGCTTAAACAAAACAACGTAATTCATTTGATGGGCGGCTCTGAATACTTACTTCAAATGTGCAGTGATGCACCTTCAAGTTTTTATAATCTGGAGTCTTATGTTGCTGAGCTAAACAAATTCAAGGCACACCGTGAAGTTGAGCATATCGGGCAAAGCATTGCTGAGATTGCTAAAGACTTAACAATTCCGGACGTTCACATTGCGGCAGAAAGCATTCTGGATGGTAAGAAAGCCTCAAACGATGTTGAGAAAACTAGCTTCACTTTTGAAGAGGCTATGAACCGTGCTACAGATCGTTTAATCCAAAAGGCTGAGGCTAAAGCTAACAAGCAATACACAGGCGTAAAGTTCAACCTAACTCACCTCGATAACCTGGTTGGATTAATTCAAAAAGGACACTTCTGCATCGTTGGTGGTCGTCCCGGTTCAGGTAAATCAACTCTTGCTCAAATGTTGGTAATTCAAACAGCTGTGCAATACAACGAGCCTGTCCTGGTTGTATCTGCCGAAATGGATGTAGAGACATTCACAAACCGCTGCATCTCAGCATTAACCAAAATTCCTTATGACAACATTCATAACGCTGAATTATTTGATGGGATGTTGGCTCAATTTGCAGATGCTCAAAGACGATTCAGTTCTTTGCCAATCCATATCGAAGACAAGCAAAAGCCGACAATTGCAGAAATACATTCTTGGGCTCGTAAAGCGAAACGTAAGTACAAGAAACTTGGCTGTATCGTAATTGATTACCTTCAGTTGGTTCGTGATCCAAGTAAGAAAGACCGTTACCAGGAAGTAAGTTCAATTAGCCGTGATTTAAAAGCACTTGCTAAAGAGTTTGATTGCCCAGTTATCGCATTAGCACAGCTTAACCGTGAGTCTGAGAAAGGCAAGCGCCCTAAAGCATCAGATCTAAAAGAATCAGGTCAGATCGAACAAGATGCAGATCAAATCATCCTAGCGAATCCAATCATAGGTGAAGACGACCTGCCATCAGGTGTCACTGAATTAATCGTTGCTAAAAATCGTCATGGCAAGAAAGGCGTAGTTCGAGTTATGGACCGCTTAGATATCTGCCGTTTTGTGACTATCCGAGAAGAAGGAATGGCTGCATGAAAACATTAAATAGAACTAAGAAATTGAACTTTGATGACCAGCTTAGCTTGCTCATGTTCGGTTGTCATGCGACTGCGCCTTTCAGTGTCAAAGACGTGAAGGAATCAGTGTTTGATTTCAATAGAGGGACCATCTACAGCAATCTTCAAAAATTTATTGAATGGAAATATTTCGAACGTGTTGGGAAAAATCATTACAAGGCAACTCAATACGCAAAAGACATCCTAAATGTAAAAGGGGAAAGCGGCATGAGCAGATTACAGGTAGGCGGTTTGGCTTTTGTAGTTAAGTCTAAATATGAAGAGAACATAGGAAGAGTGGTGACTCTACTTGAACATGTTGGCCCAAGAACTTCACCGCATGATGGAAAAGTTTATGACTTTTGGCGAGTTAAACACAGTGATCCGACTGCGCTAGGTAAAAACATGTTTGGAGTAGTTTGCCGATCAGAAGTTAATCTAACAGCTCGGGAGTGTCTTATGCCACTAGGCGATGACAAAGGGATTGAGCTTTATGGCCTGCGCGAAGAGATCATGACAGGACATGACAAGGAGGCGGTATGAAACCAGAACAGTTTATTCGTGAGTGGGGTATTGAGTATTCCAGAAAGTATGTAGCACTTGCTGAAAGTGAAGGTGACATATTGCCTTGGGAGAACCAGCTTAAGCAGTTGATTGCGTCACTTGATCTTATTACCCATATGGGTGGCCTATCCGAAGTTAAACGCAAATTTAGAGATAACGGTTCATGTCATGGCGAACGAATGAAAGCTTTGATCAAAGACCACGAATCAATATACGGAGGCGGGGATGAGTAAAAATCTTTTGATCGGACTGATAAGTTTTATTGCTGGATTTGCCTTCTGCTGGAATGAAGTTGTCGATTTATCAAAGAAGGGTGAGACATTCACGATAAGTGGAACTCCATACAAAATCATTGAATTAGATGTTGTGGAAAAAGGAGCCAGCCATGAGTGAGTTTAAAGTCGGGGATTGGGTTAAACGCACAGACAAAATAACCGAGTCTATCTACCAAATAAGCAGTATTGATAAGGATCTTATCAAGTGTAATTTCATAAAGAATGGGGAAAATTGGCGCCTTCATACAACTAAAGGAGAGATTGAGTATGCCACCCCCGAAGAAATAGCAGCAGGCCACCGCATTGATAAACCATCGAATCCGAGGGAATTAGAAACCCTAGACAAACTAGAAAACCACATCAGCCCGCTGTGTAAATCAAAGGATGTTTGAGATGGATAAGTGTAGAGAAGAGTTTGAAAAGCAAAGGTACTGGATTGGATTATTCAGAACAGGTGTTGATTTTGATGTGACTCTTGGTGAATTCGGAAGATACATTTCAAACGGAACAAAAAGTACTGATGCAATGGATTTGGAGTCATTTAACGAAAAATGGGAAGCATGGGCAAACTGCTGGCAGCACCAGCAAGCGAAAGTGGAGGAGCTGCAACGCAGAAATCAGATGCTTAACGACAACATAAAAGAGCAAGGTCAAAAGCTCGTTTATCAAAACGAAGTGATTGAAACACAAGCTGAAAAACTGCTTGGTTTAAGAGATGAGAAAGCAGAGCTGCAAAAGCAGGTGGATGCGGCACTGAAAAAATTAGACAAAAGACGTGATGAATTGTGGTCAAAGTGGAAATGGCAAGCAGATATGCAGGATCAGGGAGCGGCTAATGCTTTTGAAGAAGCATATTGGATTTTAGAGCAAGCGCTCAAGGGGGAGGGATGAAAGCAGTAAAAATCCCTTGTGAGCATGATTTGCTAAGCAAGAACGATGACACATGGGCTAATGCTGTTATGCGCTGTAAGGGTGGAAGCCCTTACTGTGGCGCAGATGGTTATTGTCATGCAGGTGGTAGTTGTTTTGCTGACCAAGAAATGACAAGAGAACAGGCAATTTTAGAAGTAGATCGGCTAGCTCAAGAGCTACATAACGCAAAGATAGATAACGACAAGCTAAGAAATGCAGCTAATCAGCTTGTAACCCAACTTGAATTAGCTAAAGAACAGAATCTTAAAAGTGGCAATGATCAGCGAGTTTTTGCTTTGAAGTTCTGTATTCACGAAATCAAGAAAGCGATGGGGTGACCAATGACCACATTCAAAGAGGCTCAAAGGGTCCAGTCACAAAAGGCAGCTCGTTCAAAGCGATTTAATCGAGTGCCTACAGAAGATCAAGAACAGATGACGCTCATGAGTTGGGCGCATCGAGTGAAGTATGGTTCAGGTCGTTTGAGTGATTACTTATTCCATATTCCTAATGGTGGCTCAAGAAACATCCTTGAAGCTGCAAAGTTTAAGAAGTTGGGCGTGAAGGCTGGTGTTCCAGACCTTCAGCTTATCGTTCCAAATGGTGAGATACACGGGCTTTGGATTGAATTGAAGTCAAAGAAAGGGAAGTTACAACCAAGTCAAAGGCTCATGATTCAACGCTTAGAAGAACAAGGTTACATGTGCAAAGTCTGCTTCGGTGCAGATGAAGCCATAGATGAAATTAAAAAGTATTTAATGATTTAGGGTGGTGTGATGGATAAGAACTCAAAAGATTGGAAAAAACCAAAGCCATTTAAGTGGCGCAGTAAGAATCTCGGATGTGATTTGATTAAGTGCTGGACATATAAGCGCAACTATATGGCAACTACCTACGATGTTGATGGAGATAGATTTGAATACAACATTTATGAGATCAGTGATAAAGAAGATCCAAAATTAATCTGTTCATTTGAAGACTTCACATTCCTTTATGAAATTGAAGAGCGTTGTGAGCAATTGCTTAAGTCTTTCGCAAAAGGAAGAACCCCCGGATTCAATGTACATGAAAAGAAATTGCTAGAAGAAGGGACAGGGAAATTTCACCCAGAGAACATTAACTTTATCCCATTTCCAGAAAAGGCTTAGGTGACGGTATGAATGCAGTAGCAGTTGAGAAGTTTGAACGTTTTGAATGGTTGACTCATGGTTTAACTGCGAGTTCACCAAGTATTGAGCCAGTGGTGCGCGGAACAGGAGAGAAACCATTGAACTATCAAGACCGCTTGGGTGCTATTGCTTCAATGGATACCCAGTTAGCAAAGTCAGTCACAGCACTGATTGTGTTTGAAGGCAAGTCACAAAGTGATTATGAGTATGTACGTAATCATTTGGCGAAGATCATGATTCAAAATGCCGCAGTTGATAAGAAGCGAGAGCCTGAACATGTCGCTATATATCACCTAGCATGGTTGATTGCTCGCCTAGTATTAGACTTCGCATTAAATCCAGAGTTAGAAGAACATTACACAGCTAAAGGGCGCTTGGCTTATGCAGGTCTTAAGAGCCATCAGATGAACATAGAGTGCTACCGCAAGACATGGAAGCCTTATGAAACATTGATGACTTTAGCAATTGATTCGGCAATTGATGAAGCAGGCAAAGCAGTTGAAGCCTACAAAAGAAAAACTTACAAAGATATGAAAGTGTAGGTATTCCATTATTGCGGAAACAAGAGTATAGTTTTTATATACTGGTCGTATTACGGATTTCCGAAGACCAACACATCAAAGCTCACTTAATCGTGGGCTTTTTTATTGCCTATTGGAAAGTGAGAAGAAGAATGTCAAGTGAACAACAGATTGAGCAAGAGATTCAAACAAAAGGATTGAATGCGCCACGCTTAACGCCACAGCATATTGATAGTGTTATTGTCGGTGAGACTTATACAAACCTTCCAGATGGTCGAACAGTTATTTGCCAATTAACTTTAAAGAATGGCTTCACTGTTGATGGCAAGTCTGCATGTGTGAGCAAGGACAACTTCAATCAAGAGATCGGCAATAAGATTGCGCGCGACAACGCACGAGAAAAGATTTGGGAGCTTGAAGGATACTTGTTAAAAGAAAAGCTTTACCAAGCTGAATTAGACGAAAAATTCTAAAGCTTTCGCTACATTTCCTTTGCTTTTTGGAGGTTCACATGCTCCGAATAATTAAGCAGGTCTTTTGCATACATGTTTGGGAATATGAATCAGACATGTTCAATCAGAAAGAATGCAGAAAGTTTGGAAAGATTAAGTGTTTGTAGCCCTGTCGTTTGACGGGGTTTTCTTTTTTACGCCATTCGTCTAATTGGATAAGACATCATAATTCTAGTGTGATTGATGCGGGTTCGAGTCCTGCATGGCGTGCCATTTAATTTAGAGAAGTGAATATACGGCAATGTAGTAGAGCGGCTCTGGTATTGGACGCAATAGTGAAAACAGAGTGGTTGTCGTGCCTTAGGGGCTGTTCACTTCATCTAAGTTAAAAACAGGATTGTATATGGACACAATCGAAGCGAAGAAGAATTTAGAAATCTATAAACGTAATCTTAGCCGGTTAGAAAGTTATAACCACTTATTTAGCAGCCATACGTTTAAGACTGAATGTCAGCGTGAAGTAAATACTCTCAGAACCAGAATAGAGAACCTAGAAAATGCGTTCGACAAAGAGGCTAAACGAAATAAGAGCGCTACCATGCGTTAGATGTGGCTATCCTCACTCACAAGCGGCTCATTCTAATTCTGGCAAGCATGGCAAGGGGAAAGGAATTAAAGCCTCAGATGCCTTTACAGTGCCGTTATGCCACAAGTGCCATTTCCTATTCGACACATACCAATTAGGCACGAGACAAGAATCAGAAACCATGTTTGAGCGGTGGTTAAAAAAGACCGAGTTAATGTTAAAAATAGATACAAAATCAGACGATATTTTCTAATTAAATCATGTGGTTATGGTATAATTTAACTCTATAAATCAATGGTAAATTCTAATGAAAATTAGCCTAGAAATTGATGTGCCAGAGTTTGATTGGATTGATACACCAACATTGTATAGAACGCCAATTGGTGAGTTTAACGACATCCAAGAAGTTAAAGAAATTGGTCGCTTGATTGAATACCTGCAACGGCTAGATGAAATTGAATGGATTATTAACTCTAACCATCAACATGTTCGACATCCATTTTGTCGCGAGTTAATTCGTGATCGACTTCGCTTCATTCCAGAGAATCAAATTTACTGGTTTGGTGAACAGCTTAGCTACTTTTTACAAGACTTTGAAAAGAGAACCGGTCGCAAGTTCGAAGAATATGAATACAAATATCAAGTCCTTTCAAATGGCAAGAAGATTCAATTTAAAACATTCTCAATGATGTTTGATACTGAAGAAGCGGCTTTGCGTCATATAGCAAAGGTCTATACATCAAGAAGTGATTTTAAGTTTGAGAAAGTTTAAGCCACCCTCGGGTGGTTTTTTATTGCGAGGTCAAAATGGAACCACGATTCGTCATCAAAAACCATTCTGACATCAACTATGTAATTGGCTATCTCAATAATAATCATGCTAAAGCTGCGAACGAAGGGAAGCCTTTAGTCGTATTGATTGCACCACAAGAGAAAGATCGTTCAAAAGCTCAAAACCGGTTGTACTGGATGTGGCTTAATCAGTGGGCTAAACGTCAAGGTACAGATAAAGACTATGAGCATCTGTTCTTCAAGAAGAACTTCTTAGCAAAAATCTATGACCGTGATGACGTTGGCCAATACAAAAAAACATTCAAGGCTGTAAGAGAATTAAAGGATTCTAAGCATCCTCTTTATCAAGATGTTGCAAATGGACTATGCGAGCTAATGAGCACGACAGACGCAAGTACAGCTCAATTCACTGAATACCTAAACGACATTCACGCCTTCTGCAATAAAAACGGGTGTTATTTGGAAACGCCTGATGATTTGAAGTGGTGTTTTGAATAGCAAATTATTATCATTATTAATCCATAACAAAGTTAGATTAAATAATGAAAGTAAAAGATTTAATAAGTGAACTTCAAAAACTAGATCAAAATTTGGAAGTGTACTTCTTAACAGAAGATGAGGAAGTCACTAAAGGCAAAAAGCTTGTAGAGGTTTTTGGATTTAAGGATGTTCACACTTCTAGTGTAACTACGAAAAGAAATCCAGATGCTAGTTTTGAGTTTACGTTTTTCCCAGAAGAAAATGGGAGAGATGTTGCATTTATAAATTTTACAAAAGACATTTAAACAGAACCGCCCAAGTGGCGGTTTTTTAATGGGTGAGATTTATGAAAAGACCTTATCCGCCTGAATGGGTATTAGAACTCAGTGATGATATGTCTATGAACTTCTGCCCAGCTCCTGAAATTACTGATTGGCTTCATCAAGGGGTACTAAATCCCGAAAGCAAACTTTATAACGAAGAACATGAGCATCTAATAGAGCATTCGGGCGTTAAGTTCCTTTGGGCTGAATGTGGATTTGCAAAACAAGGTCGAGATATTCACGGACAAGCAGAGATAGTGGCATTTAGAGCTAGTGGTTGGCAGAAAGACCGCCAAGAGGCTCAAATGATTAAATGGTTTGGTGAATTGCCAAAAGCACTAATTACTCTTGATGCTCGATATTGCACTGACTGTTCAGATGAAGACTTTATGGCTTTGGTTGAGCATGAGTTATATCACTTAGCTCACAAGCATAGCTCAATGGGTCCGTGTTATGACGCTGACAATAATGCAGTCCTACAAATGCGTGGACATGATGTAGAAGAATTCCACGGTGTAGTTAAGCGCTATGGAATGTCTAAAGATGTACAAACTATGGTGGAGCTTGCGAATGATGGTCCGATTATATCTAGGGCTAGTATTGCTCATGCATGTGGAACGTGTCTTTTGAAGTTGGCTTAAATAATCAACCACTTCCGATACGTAATGATACAAAGAGGTGGTTATGGCAACACTAAAAGAGCCTGTAAAAATCTTTATTGTCCAGTCTCTTGCTTGTCGTGACACCCCTCAAGAAGTAGCAGATGCTGTAAAACAAGAATTCGGCATTGAAATTGGACGACAACAAGTAGCTGCTTATGACCCTACAAAGGTTAGGGGAAAGGATCTAAGTCAAAAGTTTGTAGACCTTTTTAATAAAACTAGAGAAGAATTTGACAAGGGCGCTTTTGATATCCCTATCGTTAATAAATTCTATCGCCTTCGTGAAATCCAGAAGATGTATGAGAAGGCAGGTAAAAACGTTCAGTTAAGACAAAGTCTAATTAAGTTAGCCAGAGAAGAAAGCAAGTCAGATCAAAAAGACTCAATGTCTGAAAAGGCACAAATTGAGCTTGAAATTAAGAAGCTTGAACTTGAAGAAATTAAACGCCGAGTTAATCCGCCTAAGGAAAAACCACCAGAAGAAGATTACCGCCTTGATCTAAAACCAGACGAGGAATTGCCGAATGAACCTATCCTTTAGTCCTGAAGGTGCAGTAGAACTTACACCAAAACAGGCAAATATTTATGTATGGGGCTGGCAACCTGAAGCACGCTTTAGAGACGCGGTATGTGGTCGACGGTTTGGGAAAACCTTTCTAGCAAAAGCGGAGATGCGAAGAGCTGCAAGACTGGCTCAAAAGTGGAATGTATCTGTAGAGGATGAAATCTGGTACGCAGCACCAACCTTTAAACAGGCTAAGCGCGTATTCTGGAAAAGATTAAAACAAGCAATTCCGCCTTCTTGGCGCTTTGGCAAGCCTAACGAAACTGAATGTACTATCACTTTAAAAAGTGGTCATGTAATTCGTGTTGTGGGCTTGGACAACTATGATGACCTTCGTGGTTCTGGCTTATTTTTCCTAATCATTGATGAATGGGCCGATTGTAAATGGGCTGCTTGGGAAGAAGTACTTCGTCCAATGCTTTCAACCTGTAAATACGTCGTTAATGGTGTGCAACGAGTAGGTGGTAATGTTCTTAGAATTGGAACTCCCAAAGGCTATAACCATTGTTATGACACTTGGATGGATGGGCAAGACGGTAGAGAGCTAGATCATAAGAGTTGGATCTATACATCACTACAAGGTGGGAACATTCCTGAAAGCGAAATTGAAGTCGCTCGTCGCAAGATGGACCCAAAGACCTTTCGTCAAGAATACGAAGCAAGCTTTGAAACTTATCAAGGCGTTATTTATTACTGCTTTGAGCGCGCCTTTAACTGCACAGAAAGGGTCGTAAAAGAAGGTGATGTACTTCATATCGGCATGGACTTTAACGTGCAGAAAATGGCAGCAGTTGTCTACGTTCGAGATGGTGAAGAGCTTTATGCAGTGGGTGAGTTTAAGAACCTCTTCGATACGCCAGCAATGATAGAGGCAATCAAAGCTAAGTATCCAGATTACGAGATTATCGTTTATCCAGATGCTTCAGGTGATAACCGCAAATCAAGTAATGCAAGTGAGACAGATATTGCATTGCTCAAGAAGGCTGGTTTTAGGGTTCAAGTGAATAGCAAAAACCCTGCTGTTAAGGATCGTATCAACTCAATGAATAGCCGCTTATGCAACACAATGGGCGAAAGACGCCTATATGTGAACCTTAAGCAGTGTCCTGAGTTTGCAAGAAGTCTTGAACGACAAATCTATGATGATCACGGTCAGCCAGATAAAAAAGCAGGCTTTGACCATCTTAATGACGCTGGTACTTATCCAGTTGCTTATATGTTCCCATTAAACAAAAAGACAGTGGGAGAAACTTCAATTATTGGACTACTGTAGGTGAATTATGACAGTTGGTACTGTTCATCCGGATTATGCAAAGGCAATTCCGGATTGGGAATTTATGGATTATGCCTTGGGTGGGGAACGTTGTGTAAAAGAGCAAGGTGAAAAGCTTTTACCAAAGTCCCAAGGCATGATAATGGCCGAAGAAGTAGATCCAAAAAATAAATGCATCTATGAAGCGTTCAAACAACGCGCAGAATATCCTGAGTGGGTGCGTGATTCTAAAAGAGCAATGATTGGTCTAGTGTCAAAACTTGAGCCAGATATCAATATTGTAGATTCACGGTTAAAACCATTGATTGAGCAGGCCACAACAGATGGGTTTGGCTTAAAGCAATTATTCCTTCGAGTAGTAGAGGCTCAGTTGTCTTATGCACGTTGCGCTTTGATGCTTGATTTCGACGATTCAGGTAAGCCATACATTGCGTTGTATTGGGCAAAAGACGGCATTAACTGGAAAGAAAAGACTGTTGCAGGGCGAACAGACTTGACGCTTTCAGTATTTAAAGAAGCTCACGATAATTCTGAAGATGAATTTGCTCACAATAAAGAGTGCTTTTACCGAGCTCTTGATATTATTGACGGCAAATACAGATCAAGATTATTTACTGATGATAATACAGTAATTGAAGAAACATATCCGGGCTTAGGTAATAAGACACTTTCGTTTATTCCTGTTGTTTACGTTGGCAGTATGAATAATACGCCTTCAATTGACGAAATGCCTTTAATGACAATGGCTAAGGCGGCTATTAAGTATTACCAGTTAAGTGCTGAATATTTCCAAGAGTTGCATTTAACTAGTCATCCTCAACCTTGGGTTTCAGGTGTTGATGAAGATAAGCCTTTGCGTGTGACGGGTCCAATGGCTGCATGGCAATTACCACAAGGTGGGCAATGCGGATATCTCGAAATTCAAGGTGTAGGAATAGAAGCTAAACGCACTGCAATGCGTGACCAAAAGAATGCAGCTTTAGAAGCTGGTGCTCGTGTAATGGACATTGGTGGTACTGAATCAGGCGAAGCACGCAAAGCTCGTCAAGATGATCAGTATTCAACATTGTACGGAATGGTTATTACTGCCGCTGAAGCAATTGAACAGGTCATTAAATATGGTGCATTGTGGCTAGGTCTTAATGACAAAGACTACCGTTTTAATGTTAAGCCTGACTTTGGCTCATTAGGTTTTGATGTAAATCTTGCTAAACAGCTCTATGAGGCTGTATTGGGGAATAAAATCTCAATGGAAACCTATTGGGATTATATTCGAACAGGAAAAATCCCGGATATTGAATATTCCCAAGAGTTAGAGCGCATTGAAACCGAAATGACTAACAGTCCAATGACTGGATATGTTGCAGGGGTGACTAATGGCAACTCAGATGTCACAACAGGCGCTGCTTGATGCTCTAGTATCACATCAAGCTTATCTTTACCGACTGTCTTCAACTGAAATCAATAATCTCTTAACGCAATTCGATTCTCTCTCGAATGAGATGATCTCGAAGTTAAGAGACTTGTTGGATGACTTGAGCGATGCTGAAAAGACAGCATTAATGTCAGGACAATACACAACGCCTGCTTTGAAAGAAGTTAGGACATTAGTTCAGACTTGGCAGGCAAGTGTTGCATCAGGGTTGCTTGAGAGCTTCACAGTAAGCGCAACTGCTCTAGCGGTATACGAAGCCACATATCAGGCTAAAACTATCGCTAATCGCAAAATAGAACCAAATGGCAGGACGCTATTCAACAAGGCAAAGAAAACTCCTTTGAGTGGTGGTGTGCTGCTTGATTCTATATTTGCGAGAATTGCTGATGATACACGCGTGAGGGTAGAGCAAACTATTCGAGATGGTTTATCTAAAGGCCAGACTAATCAGCAGATTGTTCAGCGAATTAAAGGCAAGAAAGCACTTAACTATCAAGACGGTTTGCTTGATCAGAGCAGAAACCAGATTTCTACCATGGTTCGCACTGCTCGAAGTCATGTATCAAATGTGGCCCTTAATGAAACATACACCTCCATTGGTGTTGAGTATGTGAAGTTTATTGCAACGCTTGATAGCCGCACTTCTAAAATCTGTATGGGTTACTCTGATAAGGTTTATAAAAAAGATGAACCTCATCCGGTGCCGCCACTTCACCCCAACTGTAGATCGATCCTAATTCCGGTTTCGGATGATTCAGGAAAAACAATTGGGATGCGTCCATTTAACAATAAAGTGAATGGTGAAGGTGAGATAGGCGTGGTTGATTCAAATACAACTTTCAAAGGTTGGTTTGATAAACAAGATGCAGCTTTTCAAAAGTCTTGGCTTGGGCCGACAAGATACAAACTATTCAAAGAGGGCAAATATTCTCTGGATAAGTTTGTTGATCCGCTTACAGGTCAGCCATTCACACTTGCTGAACTAAAAAAGCTAGATGAAGAAATGTTTAAGAGGTTGGGATTATGAAAGTAATTAGTCGAGGTGTGCCGCCCGAGTTGCAGACCTATAGAGACTCATGTGGCAAGTGTTATTCAGTTATCGAATTTCAAAAGAATGAGTTGAGAGTCATGAGCGATAGAAACGAAACTATCTATGTGTTGAATTGCCCTGTATGTCGTAACGATATTTGGATTGCATCTCAAGCATTAAAGCCAGTTATTTATAGAAATATGTAAAACAACTTAATTCAAACCTTAGCAGCTTCGGCTGCTTTTTTATTGCCTGAAGCAAAGCCAAAGGCTCAATCAATTAAATCCGCAAGGCGGTATCTCTAGGAGATTTTAGATGTCTGAATTTTTAAAACGCCAATTAATGTCTTTACAAAATCAAGCTGGTGCAGATGGGGGTGGAGGTGGTTCTGGTGGGCAAGGCTCAACAACCATTAATTTTGAAGATCCTGCAATCAAAGCACAGTTAGACCAATACGTTGAACAACATGTTTCTGGACTTAAAGCTAAAAACAATGAGCTTCTTGGTAAGAATAAATCCTTATCTGATGAGCTGGCCAATTTTAAAGGCCAATTTGAAGGTCTGGACATTGATGCAGTTAAAGGGTTGCTTCAAAAAGCTGGACAAGACGAAGAAACGAAATTGCTTGCTGAGGGCAAGATTGACGAAGTATTCGGAAAACGTACTGAGCGATTGAAAGCCGAACATCAAAAGTTATTTGATGCAGAGAAGGCTCGTGCAGATAAGGCGGAAGCTTATGCGAATAAGTTTAAGCAGTCAGTAGTCAAAGGTCAAATTGCTCAAGCATTTAGTGCTGCACAAGGTCTACCCGAAGCGACAGACGACATCACAGCACTCGCTTTATCTAAGTTCTCTTTGGATGAAAACGGTAATGCTGTAGCGATCGATGCAAATGGCGACGTGATCATTGGTAAAGATGGCAAAAATCCACTTACACCAAAAGAGTGGATTGAAGACATTCGGGAATCCAAACCTTACTTCTTTCCAAAACCTAATGGTGCAGGTGGGCAAGGCGGGAACAATTCAGGCGGCAAAAACACAATTAAACGTAGTGAGTTCGATGCAATGAGCCCTACAGAAAAAGCTAACTATATCCGCAAAGGCGGCAATGTAATTGATTAATGGAGCTAATAAATGGCTAACACTTTAACTGGCTTAACGGTCACTATTTATAATGCGCTTGATGTTGTTTCTCGTGAATTAACTGGCTTTATTCCAGCAGTTTCATCAGACATGACTTATAACCGCGCAGCAAAAGGTCAAACAGTAACTTCACCTGTAGCGCCTGCTGCAACTGCATCAGATATCACTCCTGGTGTGACTCCTCCAAACGATGGCGATCAAGTAATTGGCAAGGTCGATATGACCATTACTAAAGCCCGTCGAGTTCCTGTTCGCTGGAATGGTGAAGAAAAGCTTGCTCTAGATAATAACGGTGCATCTTACAACACAATTCTTCGTGATCAGTTCGCTCAAGCAATGCGCACACTTGCGAATGAAGTAGAAGCAGATGTAGCTGGATTAGCTATTGGCGCTTCTCGCGCAGTTGGGGTAGCAGGTACAACACCTTTCGCTACTAACTTGAAAGACAGCGCTCTTGCATTGAAAGCCCTTCAAGACAATGGCGCTCCTAAAGGTGACTTGCAGTTGGTAATTGATACTACAGCAGGCGCAAACATGCGTACTCTTGGTCAATTAACCAAAGCAAACGAAGCAAATGATGATTCATTACTACGTCGTGGTGTGTTGTTGGATGTGCATGGTTTTGCTATTCGTGAATCTGCCCAAGTGATTACTCCAGTATCCGGAACAGGTGCAGGTGCAACTACTGATGCGGCAGGTTATGCAGTTGGTGCAACTTCGATCACACTTGCAAGTGCTGGTACTGGGACAATTGTTGCTGGTGATGTGATCACTTTCGCAGGTGACACTAATCAATATGTGGTTGTTGCTGGTGATACTGATGTTTCAAATGGTGGAACTATCACACTTGCTAAGCCGGGCTTGCGTAAAGCAATTCCAACAGCTGCAACTGCAATTACTGTAGCGGCTACTTCGACTCGTAACTTGGCATTTGCTCGATCTGCGATTGCCTTAGCTACTCGTATTCCTGCACTTCCAGAAGGTGGTGACTCTGCTGATGACCGTATGATCGTAACTGATCCAGTTAGTGGTTTATCTTTTGAAATCGCCATTTATCGCCAGTATCGCCAAGTGCAATACGAAGTATCGCTTGCTTGGGGTTGTGCAATGGTTAAACCAGAGCATTCGATCATTTTGCTTGGTTAATGACTTGGGGCTTCGGCCCCATTCTTTTTGGAGAACAAAATGTCTAAGACAGTAAAAATTAAACCAAGCCATGAGTCACAAGGCGATTTCGTAATTATTTCTGTAGATCAATTTAATCCAGCAGAGCATGAGTTGATTGAAGGCGAGTCACTTCCAACTGTAGATGATGAAGTCACTAATGATGCGCTTGTCCCTGTAGAGCAATTTGATGAATTGGCTAAAAAACTGGTTATCTCAGAAGAACAGCTTTTGACTGCAAAAGAAGAATTAATGGCTTTCAAAAATGATGTGCCAGCGATGCAAGCACGAATTGCAGAACTGCAAGGTGATGACACCCCAGTTGGCGCAACAAATGAAAATCAGAATCCATCAACAGAGAATACTGGCGATGCACAGGCAAGCGGTTCAAAGGCGCCCGCTAAAAATAGCAAGCAATCAAAAGATCAGGAATAAGTCATGATTGAATACATTACCGTGGCAGACATCGATGCAAAACTTGGTAACGATTGGGCAAGTAGTGATAGTGCAAAAGAACGCGCGGTAATGATTACCAATGTTTGGCTTACTAACCTTAAATTGCCAGATAGTACAGACAATCAGCCTTTAAAAGATGCAATTCTGTTGGCAGCAGTGGAATTAATACCTGATGCTGTGAATGGAAACCTCTATACCGAAGTCGAAACTGGTGTTTTAGTCGAGACAGTATCAGCTCAAACTGGAACAAGTGTTTCAAACCACTATTCAGCCACCCATAAAACATATACTGCGAGCGAAAACCTTGCTTTATCAATTTTAAAGCCATGGTTAGACAAAGGATTTGGCAATGTAATTCTATTAGTGAAGATCTAATTATGAGAGCTAAAATTCAATCTAAATTAGGTAAGGCTTTTAGTACAAAGCTTGCAGACGCAGTAGCTACCTTCACATGTACCCGGAAAAAATTAGTTAGCTCCAATCCCGCTACAGGTGAAGATACTTACACAGAATATGTATATAGCGGTCGTGGTGTCTTATTTGGGAGTTGGGCAAAAGATTTGGTGAAGCCTATAGATTACCGCGCCACAGACTCCAAAGGCGTGCTCCTGCAAAATGAAGTGAAAGATGCAGCAGGAACTTTAGTTGAACCAGATGTTAATGACATTTGGGTGATTGAAGGTAGTAATTATCGGGTTGTGAGCTATGGAAAAGATGCGGCTAATTCGTGTTGGTTCTGCCAGATAAGGAAAGTTTAAGAGCTTTCCTTTGGTCTTTTTTTTGCTGACATGACAAAGTTGTTCTTAAGATAAGGTGGCTTGGATCCACAAGCAGGGATAACCTCTGCGCGTGTTTTGCCATTATTAATCATACTCACATATCCACGTTGAAGCTTTAAATCTCTAGCGATTGAAGAAACGGACTCATTAGCTAATAGTCTATTGATAATGGAAAGCACAAAATCCTCAGAATGTTTAATGCTGTGGTAGAGATTTCTTGGTTTCTTGTATTCACGGCACTTCTGGACAAGTTCAGGGGTGGATGCAGTCACCCAAGTTTTTCCTAAGCGTATGCTGCTTACAATATTCAAAGGGATATTGGTAGAGGCGGAAATCTCATTTAAAGGAATGTCATTTAGTATTTGTTCCCGAACATAATTGGCCTGCTTTGCTGTTATTTTTGCAGCTTTACTATTTTCACCTGCGCTTGGTTGAAAAAGTCCTAGTGATAATGCGTGTAGGGCATTTTCGCTAGCTGTAACCCATTCAAGATTAGAAGAATTGTTATCTGTTTTGAGGCCATTCTTATGATTAATGTGGGGCTTATTAAGGGGGTTGTCGCAAAATGCAGAGGCAACTAATCGATGAACTTTACATGTTTTTTGACCTCCATCTTTGCTAAGCCCAACTATTTCATAACCAGTTTTACCAATACGTGTTTTAAGGATTCTTTCTGGAACAAACGGTTGTAATTTATTTGTTGTCGCTCTACTTAGCGATTTAATGCATCCTAAATTAGAGACTTCATAAATACCTTCATAACCTACTATAGGCTTCCATATTTCCATAAAAAAATACCTAATTGAACAATAAGTTATTTTAACATACGGAAAGGTGTTTACCTATACAATATTGGATGATCAATTATGGGTTGGACAAGCAAACCGAGTGCCTTCACTAAAACAATTGAAGCCGATCTAACCAAAAAGCAAAAAGATATTGTTATTGATGCCTTAGGTGGAGTTGTATTAGCCAGTCCTGTAGACACTGGAGCCTATAGAGCATCACACAGGGTTAGCATTAACCAGACCGATCAATCATTTAACGAAGCTGAGAAAGACAAGGGCGGTGGCTCAACCATTAGCAAAGGAACAAGTGCTTTATCTCGTCTAGTTCCTTACTCAACTGTATACATCCAAACGAATGCGCCTTATGCAACTAAGATCGAGTATGGCGACTTTACAGACAAGCCTGAAACACCAAAGACAACAGGCGGCTATTCAAGACAAGCCCCTCAAGGTGTTTATTCCACAACCTTTAACTATATTGCTCAGAAATACGGTGGTTAAAATGGCAATGACTTTAGATCAAGCACGACAAGCCATTATCACTAGAGCAATGGCATTTACTGGAATTGAGCAGACCCGAATTAAATATCCTAATAAAGACTTTACGGTCCCGGTTGATGGACTATGGTGTGACATTAATGTGTTATGGGGTGGTTCGATCATTGCTGCAATTGGTGATACCCCATGCACAAGAAGAACAGGGATTATCTCAATCAACTGCATGGCCCGTCTGAACACACATGAAGTCGCAATAACAAAACTTGCAGATGCTTGGTTAGCTCATTTCGAATATTACACAACTGGCCAACTAGAGATACTCCAAGGTCAAGTACAAAACCTCGGCAATAACGGGGACTTCATTCAGTACAACATTTCAATAAATTATCGCGTCAATTAACGAATTTAACTTTTAAACGAACCTGTCCTTAGCGGCAGGTTTTTTTATGCCTGAAATTCAGGCGAACACTGGCTAGAGCGACGGTTCGAAAGGAAGATGGTCATTCGACTACTCATTGCATCTTCTTGCCAGTGTCTTTTCTTAAATGAGTAGTCGGAGCATAACAATGAATGCGATTGTAAAGATTGAAACACCAGAGCAAGCTTATCAAGTGATAGAGCAGATGAAAGAGCAACTAAAAGATGTGAAGTGCTCATTGCTTGAAATGACATCAATGATTGGGGATATTGAAAAGCACGAGGGGGAATTCTTCTTTAATTTCTTAAAGTCATTGAGTGCGCAAGGCAAGAAGCAGGATGCTTGCATGATGAATACGTACGTTATGCAAGATGTGGATGCTGGAATTGTGAAAATCGGAAAATCAAAAAATGTCCAAGCCAGACTTTCTGCAATCACAAATATAAGTGGAAGAAGTTTAAAGATTATTGCAACCTTCCCTAAAGATATTGAGAAGCAACTGCACATCAAATACGCGGAATTTAGAGAAGTAGGTGAGTGGTTTTCTTTGCCACAATCTGAATTGGATGATCTAATCAATGAGGCACAACCAAGTCTTGATCTAAAAATTAAAGATGAGGATAACTCATGAATATCCAATACGTTGTTGCTGAATGTCGTCCAAGTACAGATGAAGATGGTTATGCAGATGTAGTTATTAATGATGAAACTTATATTTTTACTAGCATAGAGCCTGTAGAAAGTATCAAGGAGGCAATATTGCTAACCATTGATATTAGCCGAATTAACCCAGATCACAAGCATATTGTTCTTCATCATGAAAGTCTGCAAAAGTTGCTAAATGGCATTCATGGTCAAGAGTTAAATGAATAAATCTTCCCCAAATCCAACGCCCTCAATTCGAGGGCTTTTTAATGCCCGAAAATTAAGGAGAACTTAGATGAGTTCTGGTGCAAAGATCCGTCTTTACTATGCTGAAGAGCAAACCCCTGAAGTATTGCCAACTACACCAGTTTGGAAAACTGTTCGTCGAGTGACTGATGGTTTAACTGAAAACGTTACTACTGAAACATCAAGCAGTGTAGCAGATACACGTTTCCGTCAAGGTGGTTTTGCTACTGAAGCCGAAATCACAGGATCATTGGAAGTTGAGTTATCAATTGGCTTATTTGATGACTTCTGGTCAGCAGTAGCAATGAACAATTGGGCCAGTGATGTCCTAAATTTTGGTGGTAATGTTCGCAAAACTTTCACTTTCGTTAAGGTTTATGAAGATGTAAACCAAGTCTTTATTTATCGTGGTGTACGTATAAATGAAGCTACGATGTCTATTGCTACTACTGGCAAAATCACAGCTACATTTGGCTTGATGGGTACTCTGTTTGAGCGCACTACTACAAACCCTGTTATTTCGCCTTTACCGGTTCCTGAATTAGTCCTTGTTTCGGCTCTTAATGTCGGTGATCTTAAAGTTAATGGTGAAACAGTTGTCGGAACTGCTTGTATGCAGTCTCTTGAATTGACCATTAACAACAATATGGAAGCAATCCGTTGTATTGGCTCTAAAAAGCTCACTGCAACGACTTATCTCGAGAAGATTGTTGATATCACCGTCAACACTCAGTACATGTTCTCGGCTCAATCGGCAGCTTATATCGACTTCATTAAAACCCGTGACACCATGCCGCTAGAATTCTCTATTGAAGATGATGCAGGTAATGGTTATGCATTCCAGTTCCCACAATTAGAAGTGGCTGAAGCTAATCACCCTGATGGCGGTGGAGAAGACACCATCACAGTCGACATCAACTACAACCATATTCGCGTATCGCCAGTTATTACTCGTGTGATTGCGCCAGTTACACCTTAATACTGATTTGGCAGCTTTATTGCTGCCTTCTTATTTGGAGATATAACATGGCTCTTGAAGTCAATATTCAAAGAAATAAAGACGTTAGTTTGTGGCGCGAATATAAAGATGAAGAAGGTAATGTACTTGCTGAGTTCAAGATCCGAGGCATTGGATATAAGCCTTATCAAGTAGCTTTAGAACGTGCGAATAACCAAATCACAGCTAAAGGATTTGATGTTGCTAAAGCTTCACCCGATGACAAACTCTTTCATGAATTACTATTGGAAGCAGTTGCATGCCATTTAATTGAAGACTGGAAGGGTGTTGTATTTGTCGAAGAAGGTCCTAATGGCGAACAGTTAAAGTCCGAACCTGCATACAATGCAGAGAACGCTACGAAATTGCTTAACATGGGCGATTTAGGGGTTTCTCTCTGGTCCTTTATTCGAACTGAATCAGAAAAGATTCAATCAGATGCGAACCAATATCGAGATGATGTTGTGGGAAAGTCACAACCCTCTACACCTTCGCGAGCAAGTACGCAGGGCTCACGGACCACGAAAAAAAGCAAAGAGAAGCGCTCGGTGTAAAGCTTCCTGATGCACCTGAATATTCTTATGTAGCTAATGCCATTCTGACTGCATATAACACCATTGCAAGATCTAGACGCTATGAACAAGGTGTTCCTCTGGCGTTAGATATTTCTGCAATTAATGCTTATGTAGAGCAATATGACTTGCCTGTTGAGCGATACATCTTCAATGACTGTATCTTTACGCTTGACGATATGTTCTTGGATGAGGCGCATAAGAAGGCGACGCAACGAGCGACGAAGACTTAAGTGCTGACGTACGGTACATAACTTAGACTTTGCGACGTGATATAACGCACTTGATGTTACATAATACGCCTATGCCCTTGACATTCCCGTTAAAATTCCTTATTGACAGGATTGTCAATATATAATATTTTACTTTACATAGTCCCCTTGGTTGTACGCCATCTATTATCTAGATTGTGCCTAACCCAAGGGGTTTTGCACATCTGAATAAAACATTCAGGATGGCTGGTTGCTCATCCGTTTGTTTTGGAGATATTAAATGTCAATTAAAGCATTAGACGTGGCTAATTACATACTTTGGCTTGAAAATCGCTTTGAAGGCAGTGAAGGTATCACTCCATTAAAACTACAAAAATTAGTTTATTATTGTCAGGGCTTTCATTTGGCAATGTTTGATAAAGAGTTATTCCCAGAGAGCATAGAGGCATGGTTGCATGGCCCAGTAGTTCCATCTGTTTATCATCACTTCAAGGCTGCAGGTAATGATATTGTTACTCCGCCAAAAGATTTTAATATAGAAATTCTAAGTGAAGCACAGCGCGAACTTCTAGATGAGGTAATTGAATCTTATGGTCAATTCTCTGCATGGAGATTGCGCAATATGACCCACGAAGAGGCTCCATGGAAGAATGCCTATGAGCCAGGTTGCAACAATGAAATTTCTATTAAAGATATGAAGGCTTACTTTGAAACTCAATTAGAATCTTAAGATTAAGGTTTTATATGAAAATAAAGAAGCCTACTGCACATAAAACAAAAAATATTGCCCAACAAGCTGCTGACAGCCTTCCAAAAAAAGAGGGCTGTATTATTTTCTCTTTGCAGTATATTCAGAAAAACCACTGTTATTCAAACTGTCAGCCTGCAGAAAAGCAGGCTTTAGCTGATGCTATCTTTAAAAGACGAGAAATGACATGGAAAACGATTGCAAAAGAAACAAGACATGGTTTGGGTTATGAGAAAATAGAAAGAAAAAGTTTAAATGTAGCTGTGCCAAATGTTGTACCAGAAGATGCCTCAATACTTTCATTTAGGTTTTACGGACTAGCTCCAATGGTTGGTTATCGCGAAAATGATATTTTCCATATTTTATGGTTGGATCGTGAATACAAGGTGTATCCACATTAGATATATACCAATGTTTTAAAAACCACCCTAGGTGGTTTTTTATTGCGCCAAAAAGCACCGTGAGGTGCTTTTAATATATGGGGGGGTTACCAAGAGCCTTTAACTGGGTCATCTTTGTCCAGTTCATCATCAATTAACTTTTTAGACTCTTCTAAAGACTTATTATAGAACTTTTTAACATTTGGATATTTCTTAAAAACTTTATCCATATATTCATCTTGGGTTCCATTAAGCATTGACTCGAACATGCCTGTAATCATTTCCATCATTTTCATGGAATTAGCGAGTTGTTCTTCTAGGCTTTGAATCTTTTTGTCTTTCTCAGATTCAGATGAAATCTCAATGTTGAGTTCTGCATCTTTATTTTTATTTTGTTCACGTTCTTCTAGAACTTTGGTAAGACGTGCCTCTAACTCTTCAGGGGGCATATTAAGCGGTGACAAGTCTGATTCCTGCTCAAAGCTTCTTTCAAGACGGGCAATAATGTCTGCATTCATTGAGCGCTTATATGCTTTGGCAGATTCAGCCACCTTGTCACGTAACTCTTCAGACCACCTTAGTTTGTATTGAGGGTCTTTTTGATTCTCGCTCATTGAAATAAACCATATACCGCAAAAATGAAATACTGATCATAAAGTACCATGGAGGTACTTGACAATGGTCGCAAGGAGGTGCATATTATAAATGTACCTCCTTGGTACTATTGTGGAGATTATTATGGCAAAGCAAAATCAACAGCAATTAAAAATCCGATTTTTTGATGATACTGATCATTTGAAATTGAAGGAAATTGCAGAAAAGGAAGATCGCTCATTGACCTATGTTGTTAACCAAGCGATTAAACAATTTTTACAAAGCAAAGAGAGTGCGAAAGCATGAAATTTAACAGGCACAAAAAAACCTTGCCATCCGCCAAGATTGTACAAGGTTTAGCTGTGTCCCAGAGGACAGATAACTATGTTAAATATACCATTCGAATTTGATAAAGACAAGGTTCTAGATATTACCGATCTACTGCCAACCATTCCTATTGAGATTCTTGAGAAGGTAACAGATCAAAACGGTTCTGTTTCAGCAGATGAAGAAAATTTTCTAAAATCTGTAGGACGCGCTGCGGAAAATGCAAACCTTCCAGTTTTAAAGGGATTAAGTGCTATTGGTGTATTGCTTGCCAACGCAAATGAAGAAATACCGTTAGGAACATTCAATGATGTTGGCTGGTTAATACAATCGCTTAGCGAACAAGTTATAGCTATAAGCCATATGCAAGGGTTCGCTGACTCACTTCTTGATGCAAGTAATAAGAACAAAATCTCTAAGGGCAATGGAGGGCTAATGTCATGAATATGCTTATTAACCAAGAAACTTTAATTCCAGTTGTTGATAGAGATATTGGCGGAGAGGTTCAGCCTTCTGTTGATGCACGTGAATTGCATAAGTGGCTTAAATCTGGGGAAATGTTTGCCACATGGATAAAAAAACGGATTAAGACCTATAAATTTATTGAAAATGAAGACTATATTAGTTTTTTGGTAAACCCCAAAAAACCTAATGGTGGGCGTTCTTCAAGAGAATACATATTAACTATTGATATGGCTAAAGAGCTGTCAATGGTTGAAAACAATGAACAAGGTCGGGTTGCAAGACGTTATTTTATTAACTGTGAAAAAGCATTGCGACAAACAGCATTTGGATTAATGAACCAATTCAACAGAGCTGTATTAGAGTTTGAGAAGTTTACTGAAATTGCTTCAAATGCTGGAAGAACATTATGTTTGGTTGGTAAGCAGTACAAACCTCAAGCATTAAGTAAGGTTGAGGAGCTGAAGCAAAAGATTACGCCTTTGCTCCCATTCGAAGAAGACGAGATGCAAGCTTAAAAGAATTAAGAACCCGCCAAGTGCGGGTTTTTCTTTATGTGACATTTAATGATCAGTTTGTTAAATTACCCCTAAACATAGGGGTATTTCATGAAAAATTTTATTTTATTTATTTCAGTTGTATTTATTACAACCTCAGTATTTTCTGCACCTAATAAAAAATCAGCTAAAGAACAGCATGAAGAAAATTGTGTAAATTTAGCTAAGCTAGCCCAAACTTTTATGACATCTAAACAAAATGGTGTTCCTATTCTTTCTAGTCTGGAAACAGTAAACACAATAATTAAAGATGAGCAAAGAGCAGAAATAATCAGATTGATTGTTAAAGATGCTTATTCGCAACCAAATTACTCAACCCCGTCTGTGAAAGAAGAACAACTTAACGAATTTACTGCCAAGTATTATATTGGCTGTTCAGAAATGTATAAATAAAATAAATTATTGATTAAAGTTTGCTTAATATTGATTTTAACAAGGCTGTGAATATGAAAAAAATTATTTTAATGAGTTTGGTTATTACTCTTACGGGTTGCGCTGCAACTTCTGACATGACAAATAATCAGTACATGGCAACAACACCTACATCAACAGAGTTAAATGGATTCTGGACTGGTGTAAATGGTCCGTACACAGTTACATATGCATTTAAAAAGGATGGCACTGGATTGATGTGTTCAAGCTGGGGTGGCAATGACTCACTTGAGAAGCTAAAAATTAATGGCTCAGAAGTTATTCTACAATCTGGCTTGAAACAAACAATAAAATTGCAAACTAGTACAAAGCTTGAGTTAAGAGCTAATTACTATGGTGGAGCAACGTATACTTATATTCCCGATCCATCCTTAAGTAATGCATCTCCATACTGTGAAAAAAACCTAAGATAACACCTAATTAATTAAAGCCCGCGAAAGCGGGTTTTTTATTGCCTAGAGGAAAGTAAGATGGCACAAGAATCCCGTTTGGTCATTGTAATTGATGCTAAAAATGCAGAACTAAATGCGCGCAATCTAGGCAATGAGTTGGATAGCATTGAGCGCAAAGGCGACTTTGCAAGTAAATCAATGGATGCGTTATCTGTTGCGACACGTCAACTTGCTGGATATATGGCTGGATTGGTGACTGTAAGTGCCGCCATTTCTAAGATGGACACTTACACTAGTCTTAAAAACCGCCTTAAGCTGGTGACTAACAACCAGATAGAGCTAAATAAAGCGACAGAAGATACTTTTAGAATTGCTCAAAAAACCTATTCAGCTTGGGATTCAGTTTTACAGGTTTACCAGCGCTTTAGTGACAATGCAAAAACATTAAATCTCACTATGGATGACACAGCGCGCTTAACTGAAACAGTATCAAAAGCTGTAGCAATAAGTGGCGCAAGTGCAGCAGCAGCAGATGCAGCTTTAGTTCAGTTTGGGCAGGCATTAGCAAGTGGAACATTGCGTGGTGAAGAACTTAACTCTGTAATGGAGCAAACCCCAGCATTAGCAAAAGCAATTGCTCAAGGTATGGGTATAACTGTTGGAGAGTTACGCACAGTAGCAGCGGAAGGGAAAATTACTTCACAAGAAATCGTTAAAGCGCTTAAAAATGTTCAAAAAGATGTCGATGCAATGTTTGCCAAAACTGACATCACTGTTAGCCAGTCTTTAACTCTTTTGAGCAATGAATTAACTAAATTTGTTGGTGAGTCTGGGAAAGGTTCTGGGGCTGCACAAGCATTGTCCGGTTCTATCCAAACTCTCGCAGGGAACCTAGATACATTAACTACAGCAATGATGCTTGGTGGTGCTTATTGGCTTGGTACCTACATTCCTGCAATTTATGCCTCTGGTGTTGCTGTCGCAGCAAAAACTAAGGAATTGGCTTCGCAAACTGTTGCTCAATACACTGCAATACAAGCTGAAAGAGCTGCTGCAGCTCAACAAGTTATAAGCACTCAGGCACTTGTTGCTAATACTCAAGTAACGTTGGCTGCTATAGCTGCTGAGAAAGCTCTAGAAGTACAGCGCCTTAAATCTCAAATTACTGAAAAAGGCAGAACAGCGACATTAACTCGTATGGCTGAGTTAAAGAAAATTGAGGCTCAAGTTACAAGAGAATTGGCACTTGCTGAAGAAGCATTGGCTGTAGCTCAATCAAGATCAGCAGCAGCTGGTGCGGCAAGTGTAGGGATAGGATCACGGCTTTTAGGTTTACTTGGTGGTCCAGTTGGTATTGGGATTACAGTAGCAAGTTTAGCAGCTGGTTATCTATTAATGCGCGACAACACAGCGGAAGCTAATAAAAAACTTGAAGAACAGGCTCGAGTTGCGGAAAAGACAGATGAGGCTTTAAAAAAACTATCTGGCAATGACAAGGCAAAAGCCGTTAATGATTTAACTACTGCGTTTAAAGCTCAAAATGAAGCACTAGAAAAATCTTCGTTTGCTGTTGGTGCTGCATTAATTGATATCGAAAACTATGCACGAGGAAATAAAGAAGTTGAAAAGATTTCTCAAGATGCAAGAACTGGAACAATCAGTTATTCAGAAGCCATAGAACGTTTAAATAAAATTAAACTGCCTACCGATCTGTATGAAAATCTTAAAAAGCAAGCTACCCAATATGATGAAAACTCATCTAAAGCAAGTTTGTCTGCAGAAAAACTCAAAATATTCGGTGTTGAAGTTAGTCTTGCTGGCAATAAGGCACAAAATGCAGCAGTACAAGTAAAGAGTAATACGGATGAGCTACATGGTAATGCTAACGCAGCC